AAGAATCACAGCAACACGCCATGGACGGTGTACCCCCGGTGGTCCTTCAGGTCACTGACACGATCCGACGTGATGCTGTGATTCTTCATCGTGACATCCCATGCCACGTTCTTGCCCCGGCGCTGCAGCTCCTCCGCTGCCAGGTCGGTCAGGTAAGCAGACTCCTCGTGCACCAGGGCAGCCCGCTCCATCGGGGACAAACCCTCCACCTCTGGGACCGCGCCCCGCTTGGCCAGCTCCTCCTTGAAGTGGTCCGGGTTGAGCACCGCATAGTTGCTAAGGTCAATCTCCGGATGGTCGCGCAGCAGCGAGGACTTGCCCGCGCCCGGGAGGCCTCCCAAGAACAGCGCGTGCCGCTGGGAGGGAACGTCCACCTGCTTGTCAAAGAAGTCGTGCAAGATCTCCGCGTGCAGCTGAGCGCGCTCCGGGGACCACACCTGGCCCTGCCCGTCCAGGGAGAACTGCTGGTCGGTGGCCACGCCGGCGCGCAGCGCTTCCTCAATTTTGGACTCCAGTTGCGCTACGTGAGAGTGGAATTCCTCGTCGCTCAACGGCTGGTATTCGCCCGGGGCAGCAACGCCCTGGCGCTCAGCTTCCATTGCCTGCAGAGCGGCCAGGTGATCTTTCAAATCCTGGTCGCGACGCTGCCCTTCACGCTTAGCGAATGCCCCCAGCTTCTTGTTGGCCTGCTCCAGGGCAGCAGCCTCAGGGGACTGCAAAGGCTGCTGCATGCCCTGCATGGGCATAGCCCGGCCCGTGTTCTCGTGCCCGGAGATAGACCCGCCAGCGGGCTTCAGGAGATGCTGCCCCATACCTGGATATACAGCTGCCGCACCGCTGGGCGGCGCAGGCATGGGTGGTGCGGGCAAGCCTGTTGCCTCGCGCTGCCTACCAGCGTCCGCTGCTCGCGAGATTCCTTCCGCAGCGTACTTCCAATCAAGCAAGCTGCCCTGAGGAGAGAGAACAAGCGCGCTGGCTGCTTCCGCATCCCCCCGGGCCACTGCGTCTTCCATGGCGCGACGTGCCTCGTCTCGCACAGCACTAGCGCGCTCCTCGTGCTGCGCTGACGTGCCTAGCAGGCGACGAGTCATATCCGGGCTGGTGCCAGCGAGCTTGTCCAGGGCCTCCATGTGCGACTGGATAGTCTCCAGGTGCTTGCGCGCCTGATCCTTGACTTCCGGCCCGGCATGGTGCGCCCGGGGCAGCACCTCCTCAACACCAACGCGGTGCGCTTCCGCTAGCTGGTGATACGCCTTGGCCAGTTCCTCATGGCTGCCTCCCTGAGCGTGACCAAGCGCCAGCTGCGCGCCGTACAGGCTGCCTGCAGCTTTAAAGCCATGCTGGTTCCACAGCTCCTGAATAGCTGTGTGAGGCTTCCTCTCCCCCTTCGCGTCTGCACTCCGTGCTCCGAACACAGAGTCATAGGTCTTCTTCAGGGAAGAGCTGAGCTTATCCAGCCCTTCGGCACGCTTGTTATTGAACGACGGAGCCTCGGCGGCAAGCTGCTTAGTCGTCCCGCCGCTTGAGCCTGTTAGCTTGTCCAGCTCCTCCAGGTGCTTGCGAATCTGGCTAGCTACATCGCTAACCCCCTTGCGCTGCTCAGCGGTCCGAGCGTGCTTGACGACAACCTCAGACGCCTTACGGTGCGCTTCCGCCAGCTCGTGGTAAGCGTTACCCACATGCTCACCGCGCTGGTTAGGGTTATCCGTCTCCTGGACTGCCATGAGATGGTGCTGCGCGGCCTGCAAATGCGGATGGACACTGCCCTCTTCACCGCTGAACTCATGCGAGCGCAGGAATGCAGCGGACGGGCTGTCCGGTCCCCACGCCTTGCGGTTCTGATCTTTCGGGCGGACTACGTCGTGCGTCTTCCCAATAGCGGCGTGAAGCTTATGAACGCCCTTGCCCCACTGGTTGGCCTTCCACGCGGCCTCGGAGATATTGCCCCGCGCCATGTGGCCTGGCTCGCCAGCGATGAAGTGCGCTGCGCCCCGGCCGAAGTCCCCCGGGTGCTCAAGCCCAGGACCACCACCGCTGGGTGCCTGAGTCTGCGGGGCGATTGCGCCCACGCCCCCGCGCGTAGCGGTGTGAGCGCGCACCTGCTCGGTGATGCGCTGCCCGCTCTTAGTCGTGACTGTCCGCTGGAACGGGCGGATGTTAAAGCTGGCCAGCTCAACGACGTCGTCTTCCGTCAGCTCCTGTGCCATCTCCAGGGCACGGCCAGCGGAGATCTCCTCAACCAGGTCCCGGGCCAGGGCGCGCAGAAACTCCTCAGCGACGCTCTTACCCGGGTCAGCCGTCATCACATTCTCCTGGTCAGCTTCTCATCCCCTATTACGCAGCAGGCTGCTGCGGAATTCCCGGCTGCGGCGCAGCTGGCGGTGCGCCGGCGCTCATGCCCGCGCTCTGGCCGGCACCTACCGGGGGCTGCCCTGGCTGCCCGGGGGCACCACCGCCCATGGCCATCTGCTGCTGGGCCTGCTGCGCCATGAGCTTCTGCTGCTTCTCGCGGTCCTTCTTGATCTTGTCGTAGTCGATGCCCAAGCCCAGCTCGTCGCTCATCCGGCTCTCCAGCTCCAGCATGAACTCCGGCGTGACGTTCGCCTGCTGGCCCGCCGACGCGAGCTTGTCAAAGGTGTCCTGGATAGCTGCCTTCTGCTCGGCAGTCAGCGCCCCCCACTTGAAGCGCGGGTACTTCTCCGACCCGAAGTTCCAGTCCACGAACCTGGGGAAGATGTGGTCGTTAATGACCTCAGCCATCTCCTCCAGGATGCCTTCCAGCATCATCATGAAAGTGGTGTCGCTCTGCTTGCCGAAGTCAACCAGGGTCGAGTCGCCCTGAGAGCCACCCTGGTTGTCATCAAACCACTGCGCCAGCACGGACTTGGACATCTGGCTGTTGTGGTGATTGATCAGGCCCAGGAAGTCGAACCGGCTCGATGTCTCATTGAGAAGCTGAACGGTCCAGTCGGCGCTGGGCAAGGTCATGTACTGCGCCAGGCCCAGCTGGGCAAGCGCCTTGACGAAGTTGTTCTTGTCCGCTGGCGCGGCATTGGGCGGCATGGTGCCCACCCGAGTACCCACCGCTGCCCGCTGCGCTGCCAGGTGAGCGATGTAGTACAGCTTTTCCTTCTTATCATAGTGATAGAAGGCAGATTCGAACATGGAAACGCCGTAGAAGGGGCGTTCCGCCTCGTCGTGGGCATAGTAGACAGCAGTCTCCCTGGGCACCTTCACGTCAATGGTGCGGCCCTGGAAGAACGTGCGCTGCCGGAACCCGTTGAACTCACCCTGCCCGTCCGTAAGGAAGGTGACAGTCTCGCTCGGACGCCAGTCCAGCTTGCGCAGCGTGGTCTTGCCCTTATTGGGTCCGGTCTTCGGTACCCAGTACACCATCTCCCACGCGCTGAACCCGGCGAACAGGGCCAGCAGCATCTGCTTGACGAACCGGGAGAAACTGTGCGTCATGCCGCCGGCGGACGGAGGCAGGAACAGCAAGTCCTTGCAGTGCTTGGCCTCCTCCATGCCTCCCTTGACCCCGTCCACGGGAAGCACGTCACTGTGCTTGAGAGAAGCGAGGATCGGCTTGGTAAGCAGGCGGTACAGCGCCCGAGCCTGCCCATCCCGGCGGCGCATGGTGACCAGCTGCCGGACGGTGACCGGGTCGTCCCGGAAGATCTCCCAGGAGTCCCGGTAGGGCGTCGCGAATGGCAGGTAGTACGGAACGCCAACCGCGAAATTCAGTGCCTCTTCAGGTGGCCTGGGCTGTTCCTGCTCATCCTCTAGGACATAGCCCTCCTGGCCAAAGCCCTGCGTAGTGACACCCATGCCGCCGGGGGGCTGCACGCGCGACTGATAGGAGCCGTAGCCCCCTTGTGGCGTGCTCACCAGGCACCCTCCCTGCTCGTCATAGGCAGGGAATCGGAGACGCTAGCTCACCACGCGGACAACGAAATCAGAGGGGAGAGTGACATACCAGTGGCGGCCACTGCTCATGCTCGCCAGCAAGCTGGAAAT